AGACCTTTGTAAAACTCTCTCTTATCGTCTGGGTTCATTAACAGCTATACTCGTCTATGATGTTTAAAACTTGATTTAGTTGATAGTGTGCTCCCTCCATCCATTCATTACTGGCACCATTGTACCTACCTTCATGTAATTCATTCTTTAATTTAAGTACTCTTGCTTGAATGTCAATCTTTAGCAGTCTCCCACGTCCCATATATTCATTCGTAACTAATACTATTTAATAAAAAAGGGGACCTTTCGGTCCCCTGTGTTGATATCGTGATACAAATCACATGAGGTTTTCAACCTTAACACGACGATAGTACTGGTTGCGTGAAGCGGTGAGTGCTTCAGCATCAGGATCGCCATTTGCCTTACGGACGAATGGGTTCGCGACCATGCCGTAGCGGGTCTTGAATCCAATTTTTGGTTGGAAGGTATCAGGACCGATTGAGCGGACCATCTGGAGGGGTACGTATGGGCAGTAGAAGAGACCTGCGTCATATGCAGAGGAACCCTTATAACCAACTACGTAGTAGTGGGAGTCAGAGACGTTAGCGGAGTAAGGATCAACGAAGACCTTAATACGACCGTTAATAGTACCAACTAGGAGGTTACCAGTGTCATCAACTTCACCGATGGAAGGACCACCAGCACCAGTTAGACCAGAGGTGTAGTCAAGAGTACCAGACATCGCGAGAGCAGAAGCAACATCAGCAGAAGTGATGATGAAGTTGCCCTTTCCTCTACGAGTTTCCTGTGCGATTGCGTTAGCGTCACGCTCAATCTGGAACATAAGTCCCTTGAATTTTTCAACTGACCATCTGCCGTTGGAGTCAACGTCAAGGTCAAAGCGACCAGCGTTAGCAGTGTTGTTCTGAGCACCAGGCTTAGCGATGGTGTATACAGTACGAACAACTTCACGGTTGATCTCAGCAAGGATCTCGCTAGACAGAATGTTAGCAAGTTCCTGCTCAGCATCAAGACCATGAATTGCCTTGAGGTCTTGTGCTAGTTCTAGAGTGTATTCTGCTTTGAGAGCTCTGGACTGTGCGGTGACAGCAGTTTTCTCAATGCTGAATGACATCTCGCGGAATAGTTTTCCGCTTTCTCCTAGTGCCTCAGCGTCTTCACGTGCCATTGGCTTAACGCCACGGTCGTAAGTACCAGAATCGTTGAGGAGACCAGGGTTGCTGCCTGCAACTGGATTAGCAGTATCGTATGCATTTGCGGTTGCATCAAATCCTGCAGAGAAGTCGCTGTCAGGCTCGTTGTATAGTGCTTCAGCACCGTCACGACCTTCGTAGTGAGACTTCATTGCGAAGATTAGTCCAGTAGGACCAGACATTGGTTGAACGCCACAGATGTCGTATGCAACCAAGTTAGGCATTGCACGACGGATGAGGCTGATCATTACAGGGTCAAATCCAGCAAGACCACCAGTCTGGGTGGTTAGACCTGAACCTGAAAGAGCGTTACCACCGATAGCGCCAGCAAGGTTACCTGCTGCACCACCTGCTTCGTTGATCATGCCACGCTCTTCGCGCATGAATCTTTCTTGGTTTTCTAACAGAACTGCGGTAACTGCCTTTCTATAGTTGTCTTTGATAGCGCCTGCGCTTTCATGACCTAGAACAGGTGACCACTTTTCTGTTAGAGCTTCTGCGTTAAACATTTTTTGCTCCGTTTAAGAAAATAGGTTGGTTATAATAATCACTTCCAGCGATTGAGAGCGTTAAGGTATTGTGCCATTGCTGGTGATACCTCTTCTCCTTCAACTGGAGTTTCATCTGCAACTTCTGCTGCGGGAGTAGCAACTGATTCTTTGAAGTATGACTCTTTGATAGTCTTGACTTTCTTAGAGAAGTCTTCTTCAGTTACAAACTCAAGACCCTCAGCTAGTGCTGCGAGTTTTTCTTTCTGAGTATCTGCTAGTCCTTCTGACACAGTGGACAGAATGTTGAGTTTGGCAGACTCATTAAGACGATTTTGTAGTTTCACATTTGCCTTGACCTGTTCGTCTAGGCGCTCTTCCATTTCACGAATAGATTCAGCCATACCCTCTACCACGTCAACCTTGTCGTCGGGGATAGAGATGTAGTGCTCTTCAAAGAGACCTTTGAGACCTGCGATGAAGTCTGATGTGATCTCATTTCTGATGCCACGATCAACAGCTACTTGATTTTCTTCTAGCCATTGAGTGACTGCGTAGTTTACAGTTCCGTTAACTTCCTCAGAGAGTTCTGCCTTAGCGGACTCAAGTTGCTTCTCTAGTTCGTTACCGAAATGCTCTACAAGCTTGTCATATTCCTCAGAGATCTTTGCTTTGACTGCTGCCTCAAAGATGGTCTTTGCTTTCTCTGCAAACTCTTCGGAGAGTTCAGTACCTTCTACGAGGGCACTGATGTCGGAGGACATGTCCAGCTCTTCAAATGCTGGTTTGATAGGATAAGATACGTTTGGACCTTTCTTAGTTCCATAAGCAACTTCCGCGCCAACGGAAGGTGTAGGATCACTGCCAGGTGCGCCAGAAGTTGAGGTTTCGCTGCTGTCTTGTGAGACAGGTGCTGCTGCTTTAGCGCCAGGATTCTCTTCGCCCTCTTCCTTATTGGAGTGTAGGGGTTCAGACTGGGAACCACCAAGATCAGTTTCCGACTGATTAGGTGCTACCGATGTAGGAACAGTTGGCATTGGATCTTGTCCGCTACCACGCTGTTGTGGATCACCCGAAACTGCTGCGGGATCTGAGCCTGTACCAGGAATTACTGAAGCAGTTACACGAGGCATGGGATCCTGTGCTCCCGCTTCCATAACGACTTGCTGCTCGCTCAGAAACTCCTCAAACTTTTCGTTTAACATGTCTGACATTTTGAGTCCTTCCGTAAATCTTATGATTATCTATTGTTTATTTATTAAATTACAAACCTGCGAGGAAGTTTTTGAACACTTCAAGCGTTCTCTCCTCTAGGTTTTGGCGAGTAGACTCGCTCATGTAACGTTGATATTTAGCAACCTTGGACTCCTTAAGGATTCCGTTATCCCAAACCCACTCTTTGCCTTCCATGATGCCGTTGACGAAAGCGTCTGGCGCAGAAGGGTCTGCTACGATGTCAGCTGCGGTTGCTAGCATGAAGTCATCCATGACATACGATGTATCTTCTCGTTTGTCAATGCTTCCCATTCCGCGTGAGGATACACCAAGTTGTACGCCTTCACCTAGGAGAGACTTTGCAATCTTTCCCATGGGGGTGTCTAGGATTTGGGCTTTGCCCATAAAGTTATTACCTTCTGCTCTAAGCTCGGTAATTCTGTGGGAAACTCTATCAAGGTTGACAGTAGGACCATCAGGGTGACCCAACTCGCCAAGAGCACGCTTAGTTTTAACATACTCTTCGTTGTAACGTCCAACCTCACGCTCCAAAACTTGGAAAGGATATACACGACCGTTTCTATTCTTCAGTTCGGACTGAAGAAAGACACCTTCAATGTACAGTTTTTTATCAGCACCAGTTCCCTCGGTGATGACTTGTACATCTTCAATCTGTTCCGTTATCAGTTTCATTAGTTTCCGTCTCTACTGGTTCATCAAAGTAGGTCTTGGCAACACTCTGTTTGTAAGTAGACAAAGTTTCAGATGCTTTTGCATATAGCAAATCTTGGATAGCATCAATTGCTTTTGACCTATCGTTGTCTGCAATAGCAGATACGATGTTCACTACTTCCGCCTCAGGGTTTGCCTGATCCATATTATTTTCCATGATTATTCTTTATTTAGTATTAGTAGAAGGTTTGGGTTGCGCTTTCGCCATTTGCAATTGTTTTTGATGCGCGTCATCTGCTTTTTCTTGTTCTCTTTCGTGAGAGTCATCAGCTTGTTGCGCTTGAATTTCTGGAGCAAATGCCTGGTTCTGACGATCCATCATGTCAAACGTATTGACATCTGCTGGATTCATTGCTAAACCAGAATCAATCTCTCCATCCATTTGCTTCTGGATTTCCTTATATTCTTTTTCGTTCTGTTGTAGAACTTGCTTACGAATATATTCAATGGAGAAATACTTACCAACAAATGGATCCATTTGAGTTGCAAGGTTAATACGTTGCATCATCAACTCTTGTTCTTTCAACTCATTGAAGTGGTTATCAAACAAGAAGTCATATTGAATATGTTCCTTCATGTCATCCCAATCTTCAGGAGAGATTACTCCTTTGAGAATGAGTTGAGTTTTAAGAATGTCGTGGAAGAGTTCTCCAAAACGCTTACGGAGACGACCGATGAACTTTGTGAACTTAAGTTCGTCACGGAGGACTTCAGTTGTCTTACCAAGATTGAATCCTTTATTGTCGTCTGTGAGACGGGAAGGAGGAAGATTGAGAGAATTGTAGAGTTTCTTTTTAAAGTACTCCACATCCTTGAGTTCGCCAAGGTTCTGTCCGCCAGGTAGGGTAGTGATCTCAGTTCCGCGACCACCCTCTCTACGAGGCAACCAAAAATCTTCTAGCATACTCATATGTTTTTTGTCATCACGGATCTCACCAGTGCTGGCATCGTAAACAAGCTTGTTACGATAACGTGCCATCACGTCACGGAGATATTGTTCCGCTTTGACTTTAGGTAGATTGCCAACGTCAATGTAGAAAATTCTACGTTCAGGTGCGCGTGACAATCTGTAAATAACCAGAGCATCCTCAATCATTCTTAGTTGATTGAGTGACTTGATTCCTTTGTGTAGGAAACTCAAGTGCATTCTCTTGTTAAGATCTTGTAGTCCTGAGGAACAGAATGCAATAGAATCTGCAGCAATCTTAATTCCTTGGGAGTTAGACATATCACCAACAGGACCAAGAGCGCCGCCTCTTAGATATCCTTTTGGATTGTACAAGAAATAATCAATATAATTACCCCACTCGTACTCAAGGGCAGTACCTTTGATTGCTCTATTGATTCTCGGATCTTGAGAATCTTTACCAAGTTTTTGTCTTACTTTACGAATCTTGAGTGGGTCAATGTAGCGTAACTCAAGGATCCCTTTCTTTGGATTGTCAAGATCAATTACCTTGTGGTAATATAACTTGCCATCAATATACCAACTACGAATAATTTCATGGGCGCGGTTGTCAAAATTCAGCATCTGTTTGATCTTGTCAAACTCGTCGCGAATTTTTCTCTTGACTCCCGCTCCAACTTCTAAGTTGTTAAGGTCAACCTCAACACAACTGTCATTAGCATCGCTAACAACAAATTCATTCACAATTTCATCTACAGCAGAGTCCACTTCTGGGTGTAGAGACATGTCTCTATACCTACGAATGAGTTCAAACTCATTCCTTGCAGTGGCATCTGTGTCCACATATGTTCCAAAATAACCGCCTGCTGCTATAGAGACTGGCTCGTCAGCAGAAGGAGGGACAGGGGACTGACCCTTCTGACCCTCCTTACGATTAATTTGAAAGCCAAATAACTGACTCATGATAACTATTGAACTGTACGCCTCCTATTATTTAGGGGACCACAATTCCTGCTTCTCCACCTGATTCTACAGTCCAGTATGAATACTGGAATTCAACTGAGAATTCTTCAATCTGATCATTGCTATCATAAGCAAGATCAATTGCTGAAGAACTGGTTGGGAATGCATACCAGAGCTTGTAAGTTCTTAGAACTTTACCTTCGGACTTTTCATCCTTCTCTAATTGATGAACGAAAAGATGCTTACCATAAACGGTAGGATCAATAATTTCATTTACATTTGATTCATGACTATTAATCTGACGCATCCAATCTTCAAAGAATGCGCGAATCTTCATGTCTTCATCATTGATAAATGTAGCACTCCAGTTATCAAAAGTGCGATCTCCAGCAATTTTAACTGTACGACCACGGAAGGGTACTTCAATTACACCAACATTAGATGCAGGGAGAGCAGCAGACTTGCACATAAATGATGCAAGATCTTGCCTTCCTTGATCATCTCCAGGGAAAGCAATATCTACCCTGAACATGTTGGGTCTTACACCCTGTTTGACTTTACTTAAAAACCCAGAGACTGAATTAGTTACTGCCATTGTTCTTAGTTACTCCTTACTGTTGTATTTAATAGAAATCAGCGTCCAGTTACTTCGCTGAAGGAAACTCCAGTTCTGGTTGCAGTAAAGGTTACTGAAACATAGTTGATGGAGCGAGCGGGTTTGATAAAGATTTCTGCAACAAATTCGTTGCGGTCAATAACATCAGGGGTGTTATTGGTCTCGTCACAGACAACTAGGAAATCTGTGATTCCCTGAGCAGCAACGATATTGTCTAGATAACCACCAATTGCACCAGCAAATGAGGAGCGAGTGGTTGTATCGTTGAGCTCAAATAGAACGCCCTTAGAAAGTGCCTCAACTCTCTTCTCAATATTGAGGAAGAGACGGCGAACATTGATTCTATCAAACGCAGATGGCGCAGCGAGTGCGGTCTTATCACCGAACAGAACTGCTCCACTACCAGGGAAGGTAACGATTGGGTTAATTCTGTTCTGATAAAGTTCGTCTCTATCTGCTTTGTTTGGATTGAATGCAAGTTTGATTACGTTGCGGAGACCGCCACGATTCATACCAGCAGGTGAGATCCAATCAGCGACTGTTTCTGAAGTGTTAACACAAAGACCAGCAACATCACCGTTGCAAGGAACATAACGATACTTGTCATTGAAACGGTCATACATGTACTTGTAACCACTGTCAAGAACAGCATACGATGTTGAGGTTACAGAGTTAAAGAAGTTAATTGTATTTGTTCTTTGGTCTGCTGCAGTTAGAGGAGATCCACCAGTTCCAATTTGGTTTCCTCTGTGTGGAGAAACAAATGCAACACAATCTTTACGGAGAGCAGCAATTGCAACACATTTCTGTGCTTTAGATAGAGTATCTGCTTCAGCACCCATTGAACCACCCATTAGAATGAAGTTGGTTTCTGTTGCTTCTGTATCAGCAAATAGATCTAGAGCAGCACCTACTTCACCAGCAGTATAAGCATAGTCGTCAGTACCACCAGAAAGAGTTGACTCATTCAATGCAGCGAGAAGGAACTTAGATCCAGATGCTAGTGCTCCAGATGCTTGTCCAAGTGCTGCACCACCGCCACCTGATTCAGGTTCTACAAGACCAGTCAATGATCCACTGGTGTAGATGTAATCAGACTCAAGGTTTACGATGTCTTTGAAGTACAGTGCGGAACCTTCAGGTGACTTAGCGTCGGTCATCTTAGAAAGGAAAGTGAGTCTTTCTAGAACTGTTCCAGCAGCACCAGATACATCACCAGTCATGTCAATGATACCGATGTGAATCTGGTCAAAGGAAATACCTCTAGAAGAAGCATACTCTGAAGTACCAGGACGAGGACCAATTGCAGCAAGACTTAGTTCAGTTCCAGTAATTTTGGTGTTAGTGTACCAATCCTTAACTGAATCAATTGCAATGTTGTCGTTAGTTACTGAACCGATAGTGACTGTAAGATCTGCGACTGCACCAGTTCCTAGTTCAGCAGCAGGAGCAGTGACTACATCTCCTTGAGCATAACCTGTACCACCAGCAGTAACACTAACTGAAGTGACTACACCGCCTGCATTAATTACAACTTGAAGTTGTAGACCAGATCCAGATCCACCTGTTGGTGCTGTAGTGTGGTTACCATTCTGTGAACCAACACCAGTATATGGAGTGAACGTAGTTCCAGTTACAACACCATCTCCTGGTTCGTCAAAGACATCTGCAGAAGTGATTAGAGATGCTGGATTGTCTAGTAGAACTGCAAGTTCGTTAGTAGCAGCATCAAACGAATAGATTCTGCCAGACTTTCCACTAACGGTTGCGAATGTAGTATTTGCTGTAGTTGATGCGGGTGCGGATGCTAGTTTTAGAATCTGGTCGGCACCACGGTCAACTGCTACAACCTTGAGTGAGTTACCCCATGTACCTGCTGTTCTTGCAGCAAAAGCTTCTGCTCCACCAACACCAGCTTCAAAGTCAGATTCGT